TCGGGGGCGTGTCGGTCATGGTGGTCTCCTCGGTCGTTGCCGTTTCGCTCGTCTGGTCGTCCACGACCTCGTCAGTCTGGGCCGGGGTCTGGGTCTTCTCCGTCATCGGGGATGCTCCTTGCGGGTTGGAGGGCGCGTCCCGGCGGCGAAGGACGCAGGTTTCAAGAGGGCTCTGGCTGCGGAAGCCCGCAGCGGGGTCAGCCCCGACCGGGACCGCTGAAATCTCGAAGGGGGTCCAGTCCACCGCCCGCCATAGTTCTCGGCCGCCGTCGGGCTTGGAGATGTCGAAGCGATGGACCTGGTAGCCGATGGAGACCGCGCGGATGTGCCCAGCCTGGATGTCGCGCCAGATCGGCTCGACATCGGCGCGCTCGCTAATGCGGACCTGCGCGATGCCGCGGCCGTTCTCGATCCGCGCCGAGCCGGGCACCACCGAGCCGATGACGGCGTCGAGCGTGTCGATCTCATGCACCTTCAGGAACGGCGCGCCCGCGTTCAGCCGATCGAGGCGCACATGGGCAGGGTCGAGGCTGAGTTCCTCGTCATAGGGCTCGCCGAAGAAGCTCGCCCGCCGGACGCGCGCGCCCGCCGACCAGATCACCTCGACTGTGCGTGCGTCGGCATCGACGGTGTTCGGCGCAAGCTCCGCCGACCGGCGAAGCGCCGGCAGTTCGATCATCGTGTCCATGAAGTCAGTCCTGTTGGGCGGTGTCCGGCTGCCCCGTGTCGGGTTCCGGATCGGTTGCCGGGTCGCTCGATTGCGCGCTGCCCGTCTTGGTCACGCGGCGGGGGTCGCTGTCGAGCACAAGCCCGAGAGCGTCGAGCTTGGCGTTGGTCGCGGCGATCTCAGCCAGCACCGCGTCAGGATTGCGGCCCTGCCGGGCGATCACCTCGGCCAGTGTCATCGTTCCCGAGCGGATCGCCAGAAGGTTCGCCATCGCATCCTTCTGTGGATCGACCGCCTCGAACTTGGGCGGCGACCATTCGACCGGGACGTCCGGCGTCGGGATCTGTCCCGCGGCCCATGCGGCCTCGGTGAACCAGCGCCAGACCGGGGTGCAGAGCATCGGAATGAAGAGCTGCCACTGGACAGCGTCGATCATCCGGCGGAACTCGACGAGCCCCGCCCGGATAGAGGAGTAGTTCACCTGGCTGAGATCGCCGGTGAGTAGCTCGTAGGGCACCCGGAACCCGGCCGAAATGGTATGCAGGCTCGCGCGCTTATACTCGCCGTAGCCGCCGGTGGCCGAGGGCTGGTTGAAGCGGATGTCCTTGCCGCCGCGGGCGTAGGCGATTAGCCCCGGCTCGAACTGCTCGACCCGGTTGCCGTCGGCGTCGACCACCGCCGGAGCGATGCCCTGCTGCGCCTCGTCGTCGCCGAAGACGATGGCGGTGACGCAAGCCTCGGTCTTCTTGCGGACGATCTCGGCCACCTCGTAATCGTCGAGATCACGAAGGGCGCGGATGACCGGCGCACCCCACGGGACGCCGCGCGCCTGCGTGCGCTGCTTCTCATAGACATGCGCGATCTCGCTCGCCGGGACCGGGCGGCTCTGCAGGCCGTTTTGCAGGACGCCATAGGCGTCGCCCGGATGCTCGGCGTGGAGCCAGTAGGCCCGGCGCCTGCCGAGCGGATCGAACTCGATCCCCTGCACCAGCCGACCGGCGCCAAGCGCGCCGGATTTGGTGGCGTCGAGGAAGTCGGCCTCCAGCACCTGCAAGTGCAGCGGGACGGCAAGGCCGTCCGCGGCGCGACGCAGGCGACGGCGCACCAGCACTTCGCCGGCCTCGACCATCTCACGGCAGATCAGCGTCTGAAGCCCGTAGAAGTCGAGCTGGCCATCGGCGTCGCACTCCGCCGTCCAGCGCTCGAACAGCGCGTCGACGCGGCGGTCCAGCGCCTCGTCCCCGCTGGCGGCACGCGGCATGATGCCCGCGCCAATGATGTTGTTCACCAGCACCGCCACCGCCTTGGCTGCATGCGGGTTGTTGCGGACGAGGTCGCGCATGCGGTCGCGCAATAGCGCCCCGGCCACGCCGATCTCGGTGTCAGCCGAGGATCCTGGTGCACGCCAGCCCTCCGTGCGGCGTCCTCGCGCGGCGCCCTCGTAGCCGCGCGCGAGCGTCTCGAAGGCCTGTCGCGCCAGGACACGCCGCGCGGCGACCCGAGGGGCGACCGAAGCAATGGCGCGGTCGAACCAGTTCGCCGCCATCAGCGATCCCCGCGCGAGAAACCCGCGAGCCCGGCGACCGGAAGCGACCGCCCCACACTGGCAATTGCGCGCTCGATGGTGCGGATGCGGGCGAGCAGATCCTCCGCCGAGCCGTAATCCACCGACTTACCGTCATAGCTGACACGGGTCGTGCCGCTGGCATAGGCCCGGCGTAGTGCCGAAAGCTCGGTTTCGGTCCAGTCGGTCATTTCAGAACCATCCTTCCCGCCGCCCGATCCAGTCGGAACGGCGCTTGCCTTGGGGTACCTGTCCCGGCCGGTGGATCTGCCCGGCGGGATCGCTGTCGGTGGGCGTCGCCCCGAGCTGGTCCTCGAGGTCACGCCATTTCTCTTCGGGCCAACGATCGGCGCCTGCGATCCAGGCGGCCGCGCGGGCGTAGACCCGGCAATCGAGCGCCTCGTTGCGCTCGCGCAGTTTCTGCCACTCGAGCTTCGCGAAGCCGCGCTTCGTGCGCATCGTGACCAGCTGTTCGGCCACGACCTGCTTCAGCCACTCGCTCTCGACCCATGTCGGCAGGTGGATCGTTCCGGGCGGGAACGCCGCGCCCTCTTCACGTTCCTCGGCCGTCGGGCGCTCCAGCCGCAGGAAGCGGTAGGTTTCGGCCTTGAAGGTCGAGACCGCCACCGTCCAGAGTCGGGCGCCGCGACGCAGGCGCTTCCCGCCCTCGGTCGCATCCACGAAAGTGGGGCCGGAGACCGGACTGGACCGATTGAAGCCTTCGAGCCCCTTGACTGGCGCGACCTGCGCAAAGCCGACTTTACGCGACCAGACGTAGACGGCCGGGGCTTCGTAGCCCGTGTCGATGGCGAGCCGCGCGATCCGAAGGTGCGCTCCGTTTTCATGCGGCCACGACCGGTCGAGGAGTGCCGTCAACTGGTCCCAAGCATCATGCCGATCCGGCCCGCCCTCGATCACGACGTGATCGACGAGCCAGCTCTCAAGCCCTCGGCCCCAGGCCCAGACATCGACCTCGATGCGGTCCTTCTGGACATCCGCGCCCGCCGTCAGGAACAGCCCGCCCGCTGGCACCGTGCCTGGCCGCCACGCCTCTCGGCGGTCGTAGAGTCGTTGCCAGTCCGGCGCTTCGCCGGTCTCGACCCATGTCTCGCCAAGGATGGTGTTGCGGAACGCCTTGATCGCCTCGTCGGAGCCTTGAGCCGCCTCCCAGCTGCGCGCGATCCGGGGCCAGCTGAGCCAGCCGACCGGCGAGTAGAGCGCCGAGAGGTGGTAGCCGACAGTGGTGGGATCAGCCGCCGTGGCGGTCGCCCGCCATTCGCCGCGCTCCAGCATCGCGGTCTTGTGGTGCTCCGCGATGGGCTGATCGCAGCTCTCGCAGAGATACTCCGCCGTCTCCAGCTTGCCCTTCTGCCAGCGCAGCCGATCGAACTTCATCCACTGCATCGCCCCGCAATGCGGGCACGGGACGAAGTAGCGCCGCTGATCGGACGCCTCGAACTCGCGCTCGATGCGGCTGTGCCCCCGGATCGTCGGCGTCGAGACCAGGAATACCTTGCGCCGGTGAGCGAAGGTCAGCGACCGCGCCTCGGCCAGGGTCACCGGATCGCCTTCCTCGTCGGCCGAAGCCGGATAGGCATCGACCTCGTCGAGGAAGATGTAACGCGCCGGGGTCGAGCGCAGCCCGACCGCCGAGTTCGCGCCCGTCATGATCAGGATGCCGCCCGCGAATTCCTTGGACAGCATCGTGTTCCCGGCATCGCGGGATCGGGCCGGTTTGACCCGCTCCCGCAGCTCCGGGCTCTCGTCGATCAGCGGATCGATCCGCTGGCGCGAGTTGCGCTTGGCCAGTTCGACCGTGGGCTGGACCGCGAGCATGGGGCCCGGCGCCTGGTGGATGGCGAAGCCGATCCAGTTGTTGCCGGCTTCCGTCGCACCGACCTGCGCGGCCTTCATGAACACGATCCGTTGCGCCGCGTCGCCGGGCGACAGCCGGTCCATGATCTCCCGCATGTAGGGCGTTCGCATTGTGCGGTAGCGCCCCGGTTCGGCCGAAGCGCGGGACGCCAACATCCGGTGCCGGTCCGCCCATTCCGAGACGGTGAGGTCGGGATCCGGTCGGATCCCGTTGCCCCAGGCGCGCAGGATCTCAGCAGCGCCTTCGAAATCCCTCAGGCCATATTCGTCACCGGAATTCGGGCCGGACCTCGGCGAGTTCGTCGAGGTGGGCGCGTACATGTTTCTCCAAGGCCTTCTGCATGGCGGCCGCCTCGACGCCGAGTTCGGCCGCCATCAGCGCCGCCGCGCGCGCCGGCCAGTTCACCCAGGCATCGCGCTCCTCGCGTGCCAGCCGGAACACGACCGCAACCGCCCGGGCGCGGTCGACGAGTTCTCCCTTGAGCTTCTGAAGCCGGATGCGCCGCTCCTGGGCCTTCAGCACCTCATTCGCGGTCTTGGCCTGCAGGAAGGTCGTGCCGCTGCCGACGGGTGGCGCGGCAAGCCCTTGTTCCCGCAGAGTGTCGCCAACGGCGGACACGGCCGCGTCGGGGACCGGCTTGAGCTTGGATGCCGTGGTGCGCCGGGACTTCGACGGGTCCGTCATCGCCGCCCGGCGTGCATCGCTCGCCTCTGCGTCGATGCTGCCATCCTCATGGAGGACCAGCCGTCCCGCCGCCTTCGCCTTCTGGATCGCGCCCCGCGAGAGACCGACGCGCGCGGCGTACTGGCGCTCGCTCAGCCCCTGCATGGCGTTCTCCGATTATTGTTCAGATTCAGGCGCTTACCGAGTTGATAAGCGGTTCGGACAGAGCGAACGTGGCTTTCAAGACCACGCTGCAACTCGCCACGAGGAGCCACAGAGATGACCCGACGCGCCACCGACAACTCGAAGGCACTCGACGCCTTCATCGCCGCCAGGCTGGAGATCGACAGCATGCTGGAACGCCTCAAGGCGCTCAGCGACGACCACTTCGAAACCAATCCCGACGAGATCAACTGGGGCCATGTCGGCTCCCTGAGCTACTACCGCGACAAGCTGCGCGAGATCACCGACATGGCGTTCCGCGAGGGCGAGCACGCCGGGTGAAATCCTGCACCTGCCCGAACTCCGGCCGCGCCGTGCCGCGCGGCTTGGGGTCGTAGAAGGACCGCGACGGTCGCGGTTCAATCCAAGGAGACGACCCCATGACCAAGCTCACCGACACGCAAGCCGTAATTCTCAGCGCCGCCGCTCAGCGCGACAACCACAATGTCCTGCCGCTTCCCGGGTCCCTGCGCGGAGGCGCCGCCACCAAGGTGGTGGAGACGATGATCGCCAAAGGTTTCATCGAGGAAGTCGATGCCGACCTCCGCAAGGGCGAGCTTGTCTGGCGCGAGACCGGGGACGGTCACGGCACCACGCTGGTGGTGACCAACGCAGGCCTCGCCGCCATCGGCATCGAGCCCGAGGGCACGAGCACCGCGCCCGAAAGCGCGCCGGACACCCCCGCCGAGCAGACGGAAGCGTCCAAGGCGCGGATACCGCGAGAAGGCACCAAGCAGGCCGCGCTGATCGCCATGCTCCGCGCGCCGGATGGCGCCACCATCGCCGAGATTGTCGCGGCCACCGGCTGGCAGCCGCACACGGTGCGCGGCGCGATTGCAGGCGCTCTCAAGAAAAAGCTTGGTCTCGAAGTGGCCTCCGAGAAGATTAAAGGCCGTGGGCGGGTTTACCGGCTTCCGCCGGCTTGAAGACACGACGTTTTCCAGACCCGATGCCGCCGCCCGATCCGGGCGGCGGTTTTCATCTGGCAT